TCACGAGTTTTCGCAGCTTCCGTGTCAAATATATAAACTCGTGTTTCTTTAGATATATTCATACCAATATAATAACGACCTTTCATTACATCAGGATTGTTGTCATCAACTTTGTAACCCATATGAACTACCCATGGGAAATCTTGTGCAAACATTCTTAAATATTTTATTGCTTCTTCAAACGTGCTTATAGATGGACGTTTAATTTCCTCAAATGTCTTTATTTCAGGATTTTGAAATGACATATTCATTCCTCCATTTGTTTGCGAAAGAAAGAGAGGCCAGCGGTTCTGCGCTAACCTCTCTCTCCCCGACACAGGACGCCTGACACCCATCCAGTTGCCCAAAAAGGAGTAGAAAAACGAACAACTGAAAAGCAGGCATATCATCATTAACCGTGTTTCTATTTCTTGTCAACATGAATTTTTCATCTAAATACAAAGAAAAACAGGACAAAAATGACCCGCGCAGATAAGTTTACATTTTCTGAAAAACAATTAGAGTTATACTCTGATTTTATGCTTGATTTCTCAATGCATCCAATTACTGGATTGCTGGCGCGTGTCACAAATGAAGAGTCCATTAAGCAATCCATAAAGAACTTGATTCTAACAACTTTCACTGAACGTCCTTATCATCCGCTTTTAGGGTCCAAAATAAAGAACTCTTTATTTGAGATGATGGATAAAGGTTCAGAAAGTATCATACAAAGAACAGTTGAAACCAGCTTAAAACTAGAGCCAAGAATCAATCTTCTTGCTGTTGAAGTTACACCGCATTCAATTCAACACACTTACACTATCATTGTTGTTTTCACATCTGTAAACATCCCCAATCAAACTTTTTCTGTCAATGTCACTGTGAGCTTATTGCGTTAAGGAGTTTCTAAACATAAATGCCATCTAATAGTTCTCTAAATCTCATTGATCTAGATTTTGATCTACAAAGAAATGCTCTTAAGACATTCCTTAGGAATCAATCTATTTTCAAAGACTATGATTTTGAAGGTTCGGCCATGGCTGTGCTTTTGGACCTTCTTGCCATCAATACCCAAAAGAATGCTTTCTATCTAAACATGAACGTTGCCGAGTCTTTTCTGGATTCTGCTCAACTTCGTGATTCTATCCTTTCCCATGCCAAGGATTTGAACTATACGGCCCGCTCGGCTCGCTCACCAAAGGCCACTATAACCGTCACATTTGAGGCTACAAGCGAAACTCAGCCCTACATCGTACCTAAGGGCTCCTCTTTCTCTACTCTTATTAAAAATGAATCATTTATTTTTTCTATTCCTGAAACAATCATAGTTGCATCTCCAAATACATCTTTCTCTTTTGAAACAGATATATATGAGGGAGTTTATTTGAAAGATTCCTATGTCATTACTCATAATATTGAAAATGAAAGATTCAGAATTACCAATAAAAATGTTGACACTGAAAGTCTTTCGGTAGTTGTCTTTGAGGATAATTCAAGTATTGGTCAGAAATATACTCTAGCCACAACGCTCTTAGATTTGGGCGCAACTTCTAAAGTCTTCTTTCTACAGGCTTCCGAAGCTGGTTTCTATGAAGTTCTTTTTGGTAATGGTATAATTGGTCAAAAACCTAAAGCCAGTTCAACAGTTATTCTTGATTATCGTGTTACTAAAGGCCCAAAAGCTGCTGGAGCACGACATTTCACAATTAACTTTGATCCGACTGGCATTTCGGGGGAACTCACAAATTCCCCAAATGTGCAAATTGTGTCTATTTCTTCTGGTGGTTCTGACCCTGAAACGAATGAGTCCATTAAATTCATTGCCCCTCGTCATTTCCAAGTTCAAGAAAGGCTTGTCATTGCTCAAGATGCTGAAGTCCTCTTGAGAGAGAAGTTTCCAGAAATTACAGCGGTTGCAGTTTTCGGGGGAGAAGATGTGGACCCTCCGCGCTTTGGTAAAATCTTCGTTTCAGTTGACATTGCTGATACTGATGGTCTTCCCGATTCCAAAAAGACTGAATATTACAACTTCCTCAAACGGCGTTGCAATCTATCAATTAAACCTATCTTTGTTCAACCTGAATTCACTTATGTTTTAGTTGATACTTTAGTTCGCTATAATATCAATATTTCTAGCATCTCAGAAGAGAACATCAGAACCATCGTTGTTTCAGCAATCAATGATTATCATCTTGAATCACTCAATAACTTCAATGTTGTTTTGCGATCTTCTACACTAATAGATATCATCAATTCAGTTGATCCTTCTATCATTTCTAATATTACGAAACTAGAAATCTATAAGAAAACTACTCCATTACTTGCAACACCTCAAAATATGGTAGTAAACTTTGCAACTGAACTGGATGATTCTTTCTCTCATTCCGAAAACACTTATTCAATTGATGATTTAACTACCATTAGGTCTTCTGCTTTTCGCTTTAATGGTCAAGTAGTAACTTTAGCAGATGATGGTAATGGTGTGGTTCGCATTGTAAAGAATGATGGAAAGAACTATACAACAATACGAAATATTGGAACTATTGATTATAAGATGGGAAAAATCACACTAGCGAATTTTATCATTGACAGCTATGATGAAGGTAGTCTAAGAATATATGCTCGGCCCAAAGACATGGATATCAAAGCTGCTCAGAACACAATCCTTGGTATTGAGCCAGCGGGCATCAACGCAGATATAGAGTTTCTGAACGCCTAAAACCAATGCACAAACTACTCCTTTATCTAGAGCCTGAAACAGCACATGAAATTGTGTTACGATATTTTGAATGGTATCAGGAGGTTCAAATCCACATTATTTCATTTTGGATATCTGTTACCGTGACAAGTTGTATCGTTTCTTAAAAACTTCAAAGATGGTCTTGGAGAAAAAGAAAATGCCAATGCGGTTCGGAAGCACAACTGACGACTATCGCAAAGCGCTGTCTGGAGAAGGCAAGATGGGGTCGCTTGGTTATGATTGGAGCGATAAACCTCATCGTTTAGTTTATGATCTTTGCGATGAAATAGATCGCCTAAATGACAGAACATTACATGAGCCTGAGCATGGTGCTCCAAAGTTGCTGGTACGTTGCGCGCGAGATTGGAACTTCTCTGATCTTGATATTGCGACAATGTTAGGCTTTACGACGATTGAAGAATCTGTTGGTTATCTTGGTAAATTCACTCGTGGCGATACAATTGAGCAAGATGATACAGGTAAAAGAATGCGCCTTCTGTTGCGCATTTTCTGTGATGCCTATGGACTCTTTGTAGAGGATAAAGGAATCATATCTTGGCTGGATCAGAAAGCCACAGAACTAGGAAACAAATCACCCAGAGAAAAGCTGCTAGAAGGAAACTTAGAGATAGTGGATCAGTACATTCGCTATCTTGGAAACCGCTGAAAAGGGAGGAAATAAAATGACCGACTCTTTCAGAACAACGATAATCAAGAATGCTCGCAAGCTGATTGAACATCCAGAAAATTGGATTAAGGGTCACTATATTAGCTTTGAAACAAATTTTCGTTTTTGTGCTGTTGGTGCTTTGAAAACAGCTAGAAATCAATTACAAAGAGAAATTGCACCTCATCGTCATAAGGAAGTTTATGATGCTTATTGGTCTGCATTTCCCATGTTTCCAAATAGATTAAGTGACTGTATGCTTGTTAAATATAATGATAAACCTGAAAGAACCCATGAAGAAATACTGACGCTTTTTGACCAAGCAGTTAAAAACTCAGAAGCGGCTGATCAACAATGTGGGTAATCTATAACCTAACTTGGCATTTTTGTCCCGGTCAATCCCCATATCATAGTGGAAATCCTCACTTTTCTGAAGTTGGATTAAAATATATTATTCGCTTACCAACTAACTGGGCACCGAATGAAAGTCTGTGGCTCATACCGGGAACATATGATGAGGAGACGGCGCAAAAACTTATCTATGATCCCGCTACCAGACCCGAGATTCGCACGCAAGTTTGAGATTTATTCGCTACGGTATTGGGAGATAGTAGCCAGAATAATGAATGAAACCGGAGCCGATCAAGATGTTGCAGAAACTTTTGTCCAGAAGCAAAACGCTTGTATCTGGGAGAAAGAATGATGTGGCTAGATACCTGGAACTTATAACGAATAAATACAATAACAATCAACAAGAACCCGAAAAAGGAGTCTAAACCATGAAAAAACGTTATCCAACTATTGCTGCTGCTGTGCTTGCCATTGGTGTCGGATGTTATTCTTTGAATTTCAATCCATGGCATCCAACAAAAGCTGCTCTAACAAAAGTCTTTATTCCACCTCAGTTTCGTTCTGAAACACCACCTGTTGTTATAGTATCCCCACCCGTTGCAAAACCAACTGAAATAGAACCGCCAACAGAATCCCCGCCAAAAGTTGCGCAAGCAGAGCCAAAGGAATTCGTTACCCCTGTTCCCCCAGGCTTTGAAACACAACTTCATGCCCCAAAGAAAGAAACTAAGAAACCCCTAAAAGCAGCTAAAGCAGCCAAAAAGAAAGTTTCCAAAGTCTCTAAAGAAGTTGTAAAGAAATGTGTTCTTAAAGATGGTAAATTAAAAGTATTAAGGTAATATTATGTTCAAAGAGTTAGTATTTTTAATGTGTTTAGCCAATGTCCAGCCTGCTCAATACTCCGAAAAAACTTGCTATGAGGAGCTTAGAGCTTATGTGCCTGTTCGCCATACTTCTGATAAAAGATGTATTGAATATGGCTTGGCTGAAATTCAAAAAATGACAAAAAAAGAATTAGCTAAGTTCTCTAAAAAAAGCAAATATAAACTGGTAGGTATGCGTTGTTTTGATCGGGATGGGGAAGTAGCATGAGCAATATTCGTTTCTCCAAAACGAATCATGACATATGGATGTTTTGTCAACGTTGCGCTCATGAATCACAATCGCTTAAAGAATATATTATGCACAAGAAAGATCAACATCATGTCCGAATCAAAGATACCATTAGTTCTCTCGTGACTATTGGTATTGATGATCCTACTTTATATCAAGAACTACTAGAGAAGTTCCCAAATGAGAAACTGAGTAAAGAATATACAACTTGGGCTCGGGAACAAATCAAAAAGGAACTAGCCGAAAAGCGATGAAAACATTAAGGCTTATTATTCTTGAACAGCAGCAACAAAAACGTCATCAATTCAAATGGATGCATGCTGGCGACAGATCAAGGTTCTATGATATCAAGAATAAAGTAAAGCCTGAAGTTAGAAAAGAAATGGAAGATGCTAATAGAAAAAGAATCAGCAATCGCAAAGATAATACTAAGAAA